GTCTCTAATCCATCAAATCAGAACAATGAAAAGTATTCAGGTCTTCTGAAATACTGCATCAAACACAATCATTGGTCGGTATTTGAGCAATCTACAATGACTCTGGAGATTGAGACTACTCGTGCCATTGCAGCTCAGATTTTAAGGCATCGTAGTTTTACATATCAGGAATTTTCACAACGATATGCTGATTCTTCAATGCTATCAAAGAAAATTGCTTTGCCAGAACTACGTCGTCAAGATGATAAGAATCGTCAAAACTCTATTGATGACTTAGATCCTTTTGTGGTTCAAAGTTTAGAACTACAGATGGAGACTTTGTTTGACTCTTCGATGGCACTGTATCAGCAAATGCTTGAGCGTGGTGTGGCAAAAGAATGTGCTCGCATGGTGCTTCCGCTCTGCACTCCCACACGAATCTATATGACAGGCTCATGTCGTTCATGGATACATTACATCACTCTGAGGTCCGCACATGGCACTCAGAAAGAGCATATGGACATCGCAGAAGCATGTAGAAAAGTCTTCATTGAACAGTTTCCTGCTGTTTCCGAATCCCTTGAATGGGTCTAAATATTTTTATATTGAATTTTTAACAATGGCAACATATCCTGTAGTTAACAAAGAATCAGGTGAACAAAAAGAAGTAGTTCTGAGTGTTCATGACTGGCCTCAATGGTGCGACGATAATCCCGATTGGAAAAGAGATTGGTCTGACCCATCAACATGTCCTGGTGCAGGAGAAGTTGGTGAATGGAAAGATAAATTAGTTGCGAAAAACCCCGGATGGAATGATGTCCTTGCAAAAGCATCCAAAGCACCCGGATCAAGAGTAAAGAAGATTTAGTATGCCTAGAAGAAAAAAGACTTCAGAAGAATCTATTGGAGTAGGTATGACTTCAATGAGAATGAAAAAGAAGAAACCTTTGAGTGCCAATTATTTGGTTGATATTAAACCTCTTTCTGACAATCAACAAAGGTTATTTGATTCATATAATAACGATAAACATTTAGTCGCATATGGATGTGCCGGTACAGGTAAGACTTTTATTACTCTCTATAATGCATTGAAGGATGTTCTGGACGAGAATACTCCATATGAAAATGTGTATATCGTCAGATCTCTGATTGCCACTCGCGAGATTGGATTTCTGCCGGGAGATCATGAAGACAAGTCTTCTCTTTATCAGATTCCATACAAATCTATGGTAAAGTATATGTTCCAGATGACATCTGATGTGGATTTTGAAATGCTGTATGGCAATCTCAAAGCACAGGAGACTATCAAATTTTGGAGCACTTCTTTCCTGAGAGGAACAACTCTTGATAATGCAATCATCATCGTTGATGAATTCCAAAACTTGAATTTTCATGAACTTGATAGTATAATTACTCGGATTGGTGAAAACAGTAAAATTTGTTTCTGTGGTGATGCCAGACAATCAGATTTGACAAAAACCAATGATCGTAATGGTATTATGGATTTTATGAGTATTTTGAGAAAGATGCCTTCTTTTGATGTTATTGAATTTCAAATAGAAGACATTGTTCGTTCAGGTTTAGTTCGAGAATACATCGTCGCAAAAATAGAAGCAGGTTTGTAATGTTTAATCATGTTGATTTGAATCTCTCTCCTCTTGAGAGGGAGACTATTGATGGAGTCCGATATTATTCTGTTCCTCATGAAGAAGAACTCTTAAAACTAGTTTCCATCACCTCGGTGACTAGTCATTTTAATAAAGAGATTTTTGTTAAGTGGCGTAAGAAGGTTGGCGATGAAGAAGCAAATCGTGTCACAAAGGCTGCAACTGGTCGTGGAACGGATCTGCATACTTTGGTAGAATATCATCTCAAAAATGAAAATCTTCCTAAAGTTCGCCCTATTTCTGAGTTCTTATTTAAGATTTCTAAGGGAACTTTAAGAAACATTGATAATATTCATGCTCTAGAAACTTCCCTATATAGTAAGCAGTTAGGAATTGCGGGAACGGTTGATTGTATTGCAGAATATGATGGTGAGTTAGCAATAATTGACTTCAAGACTTCTAAGAAACCGAAACCAAGAAATTGGATCGAAAACTATTTTGTCCAATGTGCGGCATATGCATGTATGCTGTATGAAATGACTGGTATTCCGGTCAAAAAATTTGTAATCATTATGGCTTGTGAAAATGGAGAATGCGTCGTCTACGAAGAACGAGACAAATCAAAGTACATCAAACTTCTTACCGAATACATTAGAAAGTTTGTTACAGATAAATTGGAACTCTATGGAACCGAATAAAGAACTAGAGAAAGCGTTAGAAAGTAAATTTCTAACACCATCTAAGTTTTCTATGGAGATAGAAACCATAGTAGCAAAGGAAGGTATGAATTATATTGATGCCATTTGCTACTATTGCGAAATTAATAGTATTGAGGTAGACTCAGTAACAAAATTAATTTCAAAACCACTGAAAGAAAGATTAAAGTATGATGCTATTAATCTTAATTTTATGAAGAAAACTTCAAGAGCAAAACTTCCACTATGATTTCTCATGATGAACTCCTACATCTTAAGATGCAGGCAGCAATAAGGGAACATAATATTCCCAAAACCGAGATCAAATATATTGGTCCCGGTGAAGGAACACACTGGTATCTAATTGCCAATAAGCACAGTGTTCCTGTTAATATGATTGAAGAATTTGAAAGAGTAGATGATGTTGAAAGTGACCCCGTTTGAAACATACCAGCACTATCTTTCATTAAAGAATCATTTTACAAATCCAAAATATGATTTCTTTAAGTATGGTGCAAAGACCCGTGCTTCAATGGCATCATTTAATAAGAGGAAGGATAAGTATTGGTTTGAAAAAACTTCCCGTAAGTATTCTAATAAAGAAATTGTTAATTTCCTTGTATCTAATTTTGTTTCCACCGACAACCCACAAAACCTATGGATTGGAGAAATTATCAATTCTGGCGAAAGAAAGTACGCCGATTGGATGAAACGTCAGCAGAGTTTGACTTACTTATTCAAAGAACAAAGCAACGAATTACTCTCGGAGAACGACTTGGAGAGTCTATTCGATTGCTCCAGGGGACATCCCAAAATCCTAAAAAAATTTCTAGGAGGGAACATCTCTCTAGAAACTTTAACAATCTACGAAATTATCTTCCATTTTTCAAAAAATTTCGATAAGAAGTTAAATGATCCGGTGTGGGAATCCGTCAATTTAAAAATAAAAAAATATACTCCCTTTCTAAATATTAATGTGTTCAACCATAAAAAAATAATAAAGGAGATTCTTGGTAATGGCTCTTAAAAATGATGAAGTTCTTGCTCGTTTGCAGGAACAACTTGTTCAAACAAATGAAGAATTAACTGTTTTATCTAACACCCGCTTAAAGTTAATGGGTGCTATTGATGTCTTAATTCAAATTGAAAATAGTAAAGTTCAAGAAGAACAAAGTGAAGAACAAGAAGAAAACGTAGAAGAAGGAGAAGAGTAATATGAGTTTTTTTAACTCTGAAATTGTTCGGGAAGAACTGGAAACTATTAATGAATTACAAAATGATATATTTGAAGAATTATCATCTTTTCCAAATTTAACTACGCAACAAAGAAACGAACACATTGAAAAAATGACATCATTGTTGGAAAAGCAACAACTGATGTATACGAGAGTGTCTCTTTCTGATGATCCGCAAGCGATTAGAATGAAAGAAGAATTGCAGAAGTCACTTATCTTGATGGGATTCCCGCCCAATACCAATGTCAATACATTTTTTGAAACCATGACTCAGACAATTAAAAATCTGAGATTGAATATTGACTGACTGCAAAATTTTTGCTATAATATCCAAGTAAATCCAATCAATCCAAATTAATCCGAGGTAATCCAAATGTCTTTCGCAGACCTTAAAAAGCAATCCAAACTGGGTTCTTTGACTGCCAAACTGGTCAAAGAAGTAGAGAAGATGAATAATGCAGGTAGTTCAGGTGATGAACGCCTATGGAAACTAGAGTGTGATAAAGGCGGCAATGGTTATGCCGTTATTCGTTTCCTGCCTGCTCCTGAAGGAGAAGACCTTCCATTTGTAAAACTATACTCCCACGCCTTCCAAGGTCCTGGTGGATGGTATATTGAGAACTCTCTGACGACTCTGGGTCAGAAAGATCCTGTGTCAGAGTACAATACTTCTCTGTGGAACAATGGCACAGATGCAGG